ATGTAGTATATACGCAATCAACGTTTGCCAATCCCTTTTTACCAGTGTCATATAAGATGCAATTAGCTGCCGAATATACTGGAGACTTCGCGAGACAAGAGTTATATGGTGAGATACTTAACTCAGATAGCCCAAACCAAATGTTTCCTTCATCTATTGTTAATGAAGCAATGGAAAGAATACCTATCGTTAATGATTCAGATCAATTAATTGCTGGACTTGACGTTGCAAGATTCGGTGGAGATAAGTCTGTTCTATTAATCAGAAGAGGGAATAAGATCGAATCTGTTCATAAATGGGGTAAGAACACAACAATTGGCTTAGCCGAGGAGGTTGCAGAACTGTTATTGAACACTGATGTCAAGCAATTAGTTATAGATGCAGTCGGTGTTGGTGCTGGAGTATACGATATGCTTGATAATACTCTCGGATCAGTCATAAAAGTATATGAATATAACTCTGGGTTCAAACCTTCAAGACCAAAGTTTATCAATTTACGAATGGAAACTGCTTGGGAAATGAAAAAATGGTTAGAGAATGGTGGTTCGCTTAAAGGAATAGACGAATCAATACCTGAACAATTAAAACAAATAAGATATAGCTTCATGAATAAGGGCAAAATGCTTCTTGAGTCAAAAGATTCAATGAAACGTAGAGGTTATCATTCTCCGGATGAAATGGATGCATTAGCAATGACCTTTTGGAATGGAATAAGAACTACAACTGAAACACAAAACCAATCAAAATACAAATACATCTCAAAATATTCAACAGCGCGAAACGGAATGGCAAGATAACATTTAAAGTATAATTTTTAAAACATCTATACTTTTTAGACTAAAGGAATTGTTAATGAAAAATAAAAATACACAGAACACCAATGAAGACATTGACGCTGTCAAAATGATTTCAGATAGACTGTCTCAGGTTTCTGGTTACATGTCAACGCAATACGCGCAAATAAAAGACGATCTTGAATTTGCGTCTGGTAAACAATGGACAACTGAAGAACGTAACCAACGCGAAACAGTTGATGGCCGTCCTACAGTCACTATCGACCAAACAAGACCATACATTGACAGAATTGTTAATGCATTACGTGTTGCGCCAATTGGAATTAGGGTTGAAACCGATAACGAAGATGCTACTGAGATCATTCAAGATAAAGTAAGAGCAATCGAATATGAAAATGTAGCAACTGAAGCATACGAACAAGCATACGAGAATGCAGTTGCTGCTGGCATCGGCTTTATTAAGATAGGAACAAAGTATGAAAATGATGATACTCTAGACCAAAAGATAACTATTGATAGAATGTTTACACCAACTGCTGCATTCATAGATCCTTTCTCAACAAAAATCGACGGATCTGATGCTAATTGGGGTGGATGCGTTGATTTTATTGATGAAGATATTGCAAAAGAAACCTATGGAGATGATGCTACTGGTGTTCTAGGTAATATATCAGCTTGGAATACATGGAAGATACCAGAAAATTCAGTTGCTGAGTTAGTATTCTATATGAAACGAACCCAATCAGAAGATCGTTATTGGTTAACCGATGGAACAGTTATTGATGGTAAAGATGAAATTGCAGATCTCGATCCTTCTTACATTAATAAATCAAGAAAGATTGAGAAGAGTGTTGTTGAAGTTTATCATTATATTGGCTCAAAGTTAATAGATAAGACTGAGTTACCTATTAAATACATTCCTATCGTTCCTGTATATGGCGACAGATTGTATCTTGATGATGAAAATATCTATTATGGTGGCATAGTACATCGTTTAAGAGACTTGAATAAGATGGTTAATTACCTTGCGTCTACTGAAATGGAACTTGCTAGTCAATCTCCAAAGGCTCCGTGGATAATTGCTGAATCACAAATAGAAGGTTATGAAGAAATATGGGAAAATGCAAACACTACTCCTATTCCTTTCTTACCATATAAACCTGTACTTGAAGGTGAGAACATTCTTCCACCGCCAACTAGAGTTAATAATTCGGCACAGACACAAGGTTTCCAACAACAAAGACAAATGTTACAGAATGATTTTGGAAGAGTAACTGGAATCTATGATCAAATGTTTGGTAACGTTGATTCAAACGCTCAATCGGGCAAAGCAATTCTATTAAGACAATCGTCTGGTGAACTGTCAACTGCACAATACCTTGACAATCTAGCAAAGTCAATTGCTCATGTTGGAAAAATTGTTGTAGATTTAATGCCGTATATCTATGACACAGATAGAAAACAAACATTAAAGAACTCAGATGGTGATTTAAGATCAGAGAGTATGAACATTGCAGATATATTTAAACAAGCCGACTTTAAATCATTGGATATAACAGCTCATGCTGGTCCTTCTTATGAATCTAGACGAAGAGAAGCTGTTGCAACCATTCTTGAATTAGGTCAAGCTGCACCAGATAAACTTTCAATGACAATGGATTTACTTGTCGACAACTTGGATGCACCTGGTTCAAAAGAAATAAGTAAACGTTTAAAGAAAATGTTACCTCCTGGAATGTTAGATGAAGATGAAAACGCACCTGATCCTCAAGCAATTGAAGCTCTTAACGTTGCTCAATCTACAATAGCACAACAAGACGATACATTATCTTATTATGAAGGAGTAATACAACAATTACAATCTGCACTAATAAGCAATCAAAAAGATAGAGAACAAAAAATGGCAAGTGATGTTATAAAAGCAGAGACTGATATTGCCAAAACAAGAATGAATAACGAAACAGATATACAACAAGAACTAATTAAAGCCAATAACAAAACTGAAACAACTGAAATGAATAATCAAGCAGATTTGATGAAAGAAATTGCTAAGATACAAGCAGATTCAGAAAAACGTATTCAGGATATGTTACAAGGTTTTGCGGGGAATGTTGGCATAACTGAAGTTGAACTTATTCCTGATGTAGATGATTTTGTTCCAAGAGCTCCAGGTCCAGTTGCATATAAGAATGCTGAGACAGATGAAGCAAATGCATTGATTGAAGCTGTAATTACAAATCAAGTAGAAGAATAAATAAACTTAAGGAAACAGATTAAGAAATTGGTCTGTTTCCTTTTGGTATAATATAGTCAACAAAGAAACATTTATTGTTTCCCTAACTGTTAGGTTAAACAGGTTTTAAGTAAAGGATGGTATGGGCCATGGAAAACAACTCAGATAATGCGGAAGTAACCACTTCAGAAAGTGTTGAATTGGAAAACACTCAAACAGAAATCCAAGAGAACGAAATAAATGAACGAGAAGTAGCGACAGATGAAGAAGGTAATGAAGGAGGCACTGAACACGCTGACCTAACACAACTATCTGAAACAGAAAAGATTACTCAAGATTTTAATTCGAAGATGAAAAAGATGCAATTTGCTGTCGATAAACGTATTAATAAAGAAGTTAGTAAATACAAAACTTTGGAAAACCAGTACAATGAACTTCAAGCTGCATTGAATAAGGAACCTGAAAAAGGTCGCGATAAATTTGAAAACGATGAGCAATGGATTCAACATCTTGCACACCAACAAGCAAACAAAATATTAAACGAACAAAGAATAGCCAATGAACAAATGGCTTCAACTCAAGAACACCAACAATCAATTAATGACAATTGGAACTCTAAAGTTGCTACTGCTAAAGAACGTTTAAAAGATTTTGAAGAAGTTGTAAGTAATGCATATGATTTAACCATTGATAATGACGTTGTTGAAGCTATCACCGATTCGGAATTAGGTCCTGATATCATTTATCATTTAGCAAAGAATCCTAACGATGTTGCAAAGTTAAACAATTTTTCAAACCAACGTTCAAAGGACATATTCTTAGCTAAATTAGAACTGAAACTCGAAGCAGATATAAGTAAACCTGTTGCAGTTTCAAACGCTCAATCACCTACACCAAGTATTAAAGGTAATGCAAAACAAGTAAATGGTGGATCATTATCAATGGCTGATTGGGTAAAATTAAGAAATGAGCGCCGGAATAAATAATTCTGGTATAATAGTATTAAGTGGTAAAAATTAAACATTAAAAGGAAATTAAACCATGGCAAATAAATTACTTACAATCTCCGACATTACTCGTGAAGCATTAGCTTTGTTAGTTGAGGAATCACAATTACTTAAAGCGTGTAATAGAAAATATGAATCACGTTTTGCAAAATCCGGTGCTAAAGTTGGTGCCTCAGTAGACATTCGTAAACCTGTTAAATACGGTGTTACAGATGGAGCAGATTTAACTGGTGCAGTTCAAGATTCTCAAGAATCAGCAGTAACTCTTTCAGTTGATAAACGTAAAACAATTGGTATGCAGTTTAGTTCTGAAGATCTTACACTTTCAATTGATGACTTCTCAGCACGTTTCTTGAAATCAGCCGCAGCTCGTTTAGCTCGTCAGATTGATTTGGACATTGCTCAGGAAGCACTTGTTAGTGGTGAACGTATTGCTCGTGCAACTATTGGTGACTCTGTTGCTTTTGGTGATGTAGCTAAAGCAAACGCTCAACTATCTACTCAATTAGCTCCAAGTGGCGATCGTAGATTATTCATCGATGCATTCAATGATGCCGATATTGTTAATGAAAACAAAGGGTTGTTTCAATCAGCTGCTGAAATTTCTAAACAATATGAAAAAGGTGTGATGGGAATTGCTGGTGGATTCAAATTTGTTGAAACTGAAAACGTTCCACAGATTGCTTTCTCCGGTACAATCACTGCTTCTGTTGTAAAAACTGCTGGTGTAAATGGTGATAGTGTAGTAGCAATTGACGGAGTTGCTGGTACTGCAACTGCTGTTAAGAAAGGACAAGCATTCAACATTGCTGGTGTTTACCAAGTAGACCCACAAACACTTGAATCTCTACCTCAATTGAAAACATTCATTGCTTCTGCTGATGCAGATATTGCGGGTGCAGCATGTAACGTATCAATCGCTAGTCCAATATATGCAATTGGTTATGAAAATAAATCATTAATCAACGTATCAGCATTACCTGCTGCAGACGCTGTAATTACTTTCCTTGAAGGTGCATCAGCTGCTGGTGACGTTGGTAAAGTATTGCTTGGTATCGCTCCTGACTCAATCGGATTTGCCTCTGTCGATTTGGAACTACCTGGTGTTAGCAAAATGGAAGGACGTGAAAGTTATGACGGAGTTAGCATGCGTATGGTTAAAACATATGATGGATTAACTGATAGCGGTTTATATCGTCTAGACGTTCTATATGGTGTTAAGACATTGCGTCCAGAAAACGTTGTATCAATCATCGGTAAAGTTTAGAAATAACTAACTACCTCAAACATATAAGAGACTGGGTTTAATTACTCAGTCTTTTTTTGTCTTTACACACTACAAGTATAATTACTAAAAGACTATATCTTAAATAAAGGAACCAAAGATGAAAGTAAAAAAGATTAATGCAGTTGGTATGGAATCTGTTCTTGTTGTTAGTGTTAACGAAGCAGAATTCTTAATTTCTCATGGCTGGGAAGAAGTAAAAGAACCTGTAAAAAAGAAACAAGTTAAAAAGACAGTTAAAAAAGTTAATAAACTCACAAAAGAGTTAAACTAAGAGGTATAAACAATGGCAAATAAAACTGCACAAAACTTAGTTATTGATGCATTACGTACTTGTGGAGCGATTGCTGCCATTGAGGTACCATCTGCAAACGAATCAGTTCATGCGCTTGGTGAATTGAATAACTTAATTGCACAATTAGATCTTGATTCGCTTTGGCCGTATAGCAATTCAGTAGTAAATTATCTTACATCAGATAAGAAAGAATATACAATTGGATTGCCTGATGAATCGTATGATGCAAAGATAGCAGGAGATGGAAGTTCAAGTAATCTTATAACAACTGTCCCATTAAGTATAAATGTTGGAGAAAGTGTATATGTTTATAACTTATCATCAACCTCTAATAACGAATCAATAGGAAACGGTACATATGAAGTAACTGAAGTGTTCGACCAATATTCGTTTAAAATAGATGCTGGTAATGAAGAAGCATGGACTGAATCATGTAGTTTCTCAACGAATGTTTTAGAATCTAATATTCCAGATATTCCTGTTGAACGTCCTAACAGATTAACTAGTGTATCAATTGTTGAAAGTGATCATTACCAATCATTGTTAAAAGTAGACTTTGAAGATTTCATTGAAAGCTCAAGATATGACGGAAGATACTTTTCTTATAACCCAACATACCCATTTGGAACAATCATCATTGGTGTTGCAGGTAAAACAACTGAAATTAGATACGAATACAAATCAACTGAGCTGTCATTAGGGGATGAAATAAGGCTTCCAGCAGGTTATTATGGAGCCTTACAATATCAACTAGCTGCAATATTATGTGTTCAATATGGCATCAATCCTTCTCTAATACAACATGAAGCTAACAAACGTATCATGAGAATAAAAAGATTGAACCAAGGTAAAGTAAAACTGATTAAATCTGACTTTAAAGGTGGAAGAGGAAGATATAACGGTATTACAGATTCTTGGGGTTTATAAATGAAACATACAACTTTAAAGGAAATTGCATAAATGACACAAGTAAATTTTATTACACAAACATATACGCATAGATCTGCTGATGTTAGTGTATGTAGAACTCTTAATATGTACCCAGAAGGTGTTGGGAATGATTCAAAAGGAGCTACTAAAACAAATATCATTTTGATTGGTACTCCTGGGACTGAAGTAAGTACTGATCTCTCATCATTGACTGATAAAGGATGCAGAGGTTTACATACAACTGCAACCGGAAGACTGTTTGGTGTTTGGGGTGGAAGTTTAATAGAAATCAAAGCTGATAAGACTGCAATTAAGATAGCAGATGTTTCCGACTTGGAAGATAATCCAGTTGAGTTTGCTGATGATGGAGTATCATTATTATTCGTTGATGGTTTTTCGTTAAGAGGTTACAATTTAAAGACTGGTTCATTGTCTAATCCTACATTATGGGACGATTCATATAAACCAAAACATATACAATATCTCGCAGCAAGATTCATTATCGTAGATGGAACTTCAAATCAATATTATTGGTCAAACATTGCTAATGGGTATTCATGGCCAGCATTAAACTTTGCATCTGCTGAGCGATCTGCTGATAACATATTAAACATTAAAGTAACTAACAATGAATTGTGGTTAATCGGACCAAGATCTTATGAGATTCATTCTATAAGTCCAAATCCGGACAGACCGTATGTATTTGCTGCTGGTTCAAGTAATGATGTTGGTTGTGCAGCTGAGTTCTCACTATCATCAATTGGTGATAATGTATTTTGGCTTGGCGGATCTACTGCTGGAACAAATTCAGTCTATGTATCAAATGGTTACAGAGCATCAAGAATAAGTACACATGCTATTGAGTTTGAGATTGATAAGTTACCAACAACTGGTGATGGACGAGCATTTACATATCAAGAAGAAGGACATATGTTTTACATTTTATCCTTTCCAATTGGTGGTAAAACGTTCGTATATGATCTTGCAACTGCTATGTGGCATGAAAGATCTACTCGTGATTCTAATTTTAATACGTTTAACGTTTGGTCTCCGAAGTATGCAACAAATGCATTCAATGAAACCTATGTTGGAAACGAAACATCTAACGTTCTTGAATTAAAACTCGATAAGTATGAAGAATGGGATGGAAGACCAATTGTACGAATACATCAATCACCTATTTACTGGAATGAAAACAATCTTAACTTTCATAAAGAGTTTCAAGTCGATATGGAAACTGGTGTAGGTATAAACGCCGGTCAAGGATCTGAACCGAAATTAATGATGGAATTTAGTGATGATAGTGGACATACTTGGAGTTCTGAGTATTGGACTGAGATTGGTGCAATAGGAAACTATGGTGCAAGAGCTAGATTCAGAAGACTCGGAAAAGCTAGATTCAGAGTTTATAGGGTAACTATAAGTGATCCAATTAAGATAGTATTTACAGGTGCAAAAATAATAACAGAGAAAGGAATACGATAATGATTAAAGCACCATTAAATGAAAACCTTGTATTTGCAGATCTAGTCAACGATAAGTGGGCTAGATACTTCTCAAACATTGATGATGCATTAAAAGGAACTATATATGCCGGTGAATATCCAGTCACAACAACTGTGAAACCAACGAGATCAACCGCAGTGTTCTATGGTCAAACTGTTACGTTATCAATGGTTTGGGAAAATTCAACATATCCAACTGAAGACTTTAAGATAACAATACCAAATGAAAAAGGATCACCTACATCGTTCGAGAGCGGTATAATTTTAATCAAAGGTGCGACTTCAAATGAATCAAAAGTTGGTTCTGCGGAATCTAATATTTTAAGTTTACCAGGAGTAAGTGACACACGTGTTGTTGCTACTGCCACATTAATTTTGAAACAAAAGGAGAGCTAAATGCCAATACCATTAGCCGCAATGGCCGCTATCGCAGGTGGTGGTCAATTAATTGGAAGTTACATGCAACAAGATGCAGCAAGAGATGCTCAGCGTGCTGCAAATAATGCTGCTCAATTAGGATTAACAAAACAATTAGGTGAATATAACACTGCATATGATGAAAATTCAGCTTTGTATGATCCATATATGTCAAATCGCGAAGGAATTTATCAAGATTATCGAGAATTTGATCCAACTACTCAAGTAAAAGACTTTGAATATGGGAAAACAATAGCAGATTTTCTTGATCCTTCAATGGATTTTCAACGTCAACGAATGGAAGCATCACTTGCAGGCTCTGCAGCAGCATCTGGCGGGTTATATTCTGGCGCTGCAATGAAAGAATTACAAGACAGAGCAACGCTATTGGCTCAAACTGATTATTCAAATTCATTTAATAGAATGACAACTGACAAGAATCAAATTTATAAACAGTATACAGACAATTTTACTCAACGCCAAGCTAATACAACTGCACGTGCAAATCAACTTAAAAGTCTAGTTGGTGTTGGAACTGGTGCAACTAATAACGTCGTAGGGATGAGAAATAATCTTGCTGACCAAAGAGCCGGAATTTATGGGGCACAAGCGCAAGGTAATGCAAATATGGCTTATGCAAATGAGATGATGGGTCCACAGAACATAATTGGTGGTACAATATCTGGATTAACGTCTCCACAATCATTAGCTGCATTTAATGGTATGAATTTGCCTTCGATGCCTAACTCGCCTTTCATTGGTGATTTATCGTTTGAAGCTCCATATTTAGGACCGTCAGCAACCAATTCCAATCCAATGTATGGAGGTACAGAAATGTATAGACCTGATGGAGCGGGACAAGTGACTGATATTATGTACGGACGTCATCCTGGTGGGATGCCATCTGGATTTGATAAATATGGAACAAATCAAGGCAATTTATAACATGATTGGCATTGTATTAAATGTTTTGGTTTTAATACTTTCTTTAATAGCTTCGGTAATTTTAGCACTGATCCTTCCGATTGGTGTTATCATTGTCTTGCTGTTTATGATTTGTGTATTATTCCTTTCAAGTACAATTATAGATAGATATAATTGACTTTTGTTTAAGCATTTTAAAGCGTTTTAAACATTAATAAAATTCAACAACAAAATATATTAGCTGTTTAATAAAGTAACCTGGAAGCTTCTATTTTACTTTAGACAGCATAATAAGGAGTATACATGGCAAATTATCCAAATATCCCACTTAGTTTGTTTCTTAATAAACAAGAACAAGCAATGCAACCGATTAGACAGTTCGGTTCTAATCTTGCACAAGGTGTTGATATGTCTCAGAAGTACAGGAAATTAAAAGCAGAAGACGCAATGAGAGCTAATCTTCAAAATGTTTTAGCTAGAAGACAAGACGCTGGTGGAGTAGATCCTGCAACTGGTTTGAATATACAACCTAAAGATCCAGCAGCTAATGAAAGATTACGTTATTTAAGTGAATTGGCTGAAGCAGATCCATACGCAGTTGCATCTGAGTTAGGTTTTGCCTCAAATACAACAACAAACAATAGTGTACTTGGAGCAGCTGAGTTTGCGGCATATAACGCTGCTAAAGCTAAATTCGTTGAAGCTGTTGCGAAAACTAGCGATACATCTGATCCATCTGTTATTGCTGCATATAGCGAAATGGCTAACGCAGCCAGTAAATTCTATGCAGCAAGTGGAAAACGAATTAACATTCAGAACTTGTCAACAACTGTAAATGCACTTGCCAATGATATTAAAGCAAAAAAGGCCGCATTAGAGGTTGAAAGCAAGGGACAAGATATTAAAATTAAATCAAGAAAAGAGAAAAGTGATCTGTTAAAGTATGCAGATGGTGAACTTGATAAATTCTATAAATCAAGAAAACCGTTTATTGACAAACTGATTTCATTAAAACGTGCACAAAATGCTCTTTCAATGATTGCAGAAACTGAAAACTCTGCTGACTTAATGGCTGCGGTTAAACTATTCTCTAATATGATTGAACCAAATCTTTCGGTAAGTCAAGGCGAAGTTGAAGGTTTCATGGGATCCAACTTCGCAACTAAATTCTTACAAGGTATGAATGGAATTGTTCAAGGTATTAGCAAAGCATTGGGAGGGGGAACGTTGCCGGCTATTGTAGAAGCAGCGGGTGCAGGTAATAGTGCTTCAATTAAGGCATTAAAGAGACTCGGCAAACCAGACGGTGAGCTTGCTAAAGCTCTGAG